TTGGGCCAACTATCTCCAGAGGTAAACAAAAGAGATGGTAAGTATGTCGAGGGCGCAGAGCCAGGCAAAATAATAAACACCGTTACTAATCAATTGTATGACACTATTAATGTAATACCATGTCATTACAAAAGACAGTACATTGAATGGCAAGATAGAGGCACAAGTAGTGGTGCACCTGTTGCAATACACGAGGCAGATAGTGATATTGTAAGTCAGACGACTAGAGGTAAAGATTACAAAGATAGATTACCAAATGGTAACTACCTAGACAATACCGCTAGTCATTTTGTACTTGTACTCGGTGATAGTCCAGAAACAGCATTAATTTCTATGAAATCTACACAATTAAAAGTTAGTAGAAAATGGAACTCAATGATGATGGGTATTAAAATGCAAGGCAAGAACGGTTTATTTACACCGCCTACTTACAGCCACATTTATAAACTATCCACTGTGCAGATGTCTAATGACAAAGGTACATGGTTTGGTTGGGATGTTGCAAAAGCAGGGCCTGTTGAAGATAAAAATATCTACGACATGGCAAAAAATTTTGCAACTAGTGTAGGTAAGGGTGAGATCCAAGCTAAACACGGTTCAGAAGAGGCCGAGTCAAAGCAACCATACTAGAATCCTAGGTCGTGGGCGTCGAAGCTAGCGTGGATACGCCCACGTTAATTGTGCTATATGATAGAAAGTTTTAAAGAAATATTTACAGGCTTAGAACGTGCCCATGGTGTCACCAAAGTTAATCAATCAAATGGTGATGGAACTAAACTTCAAGGCAAATCATTTATAAAAAGAGAACCAGTAACAGATGAACTTTGGTTAAAACATTTACAGGGAGTAGCTAGTTTAGGAATTATTCCAATCAACGATGACAATCTTTGTAAGTGGGGATGTATAGATATAGATTCTTACGCAGGCTTTGATCACAAAAAATTAGTAGATAAAATAGATAAGTTAGAATTACCACTTATTGTATGTAGATCTAAATCTGGTGGTGCACACGTATTTTTATTTACAAATACTTACGTGACTGCAAAACTAATGCAAAATAAACTTACTCAAATAAAAGCGGTTTTAGGTTATGGTGGATCAGAGGTTTTTCCAAAACAAACAGAATTAAAATCGGAAGATGATACAGGAAATTTTTTAAATTTACCATACTTTAATGGTGATGATACAACAAGATATGCCTTTAATAATTTAGGTCAAGCTGTTAATTTAAAAGATTTTACTAATTTATATGATCTTAAAAAAATCACACCAGAAAAATTAGAAGAGCTACAAATTAAACGACCAGAATCAGAATTTGACGATGGTCCGCCTTGCATAGAAAGTTTAACTCAAAATAAATTAGAAGATGGTAGAGATAGGCTAATGTATCAATACATAATTTATGCTAAGAAAAAATGGCCAGAAAATTGGCAAGACAAAATTTTTGAATTCAATTACAAATATTTTAAAATTCCTTTAGATCAAAAAATTATTACAGGTAAGATAAAAAACAACGAAAAAAATGATTTTCACTATAAGTGTAATGAAGAACCCATGTGTAATGTTTGTGATAAAACTTTATGTAGAACTAGAAAATTTGGTATAGGCCAAGAAATAATGTTCCCTAATTTAACTGATTTACAGATTATAGATTTAGAGGATCCCTATTATTACATGAATGTAGATGGACAAAGATTAAAATTAGAAAGTGTTAAGCATTTAAGACAACAAAGTTTGTTTCAAGAGTCTTGCATGGTGCAATTAAAATTTAGACCACCTACATTAAAAGAAAAAGATTGGGTGGCTGTAACTAATCAATTATTAAACAATCCAGAGATTACAGAACCTGCAGAGGGTTTACGTACAGAGGATCAATTGCAAAAACATTTAGAGGAGTATTGTTTGAATCGAGTATCAGTAGATTCAAAAGAAGATTTACCAAGGGGTGGAACGTGGACTAATAATGGTTATCATCACTTTGTGTTTGACAAATTTTATCACAATCATTTAATGAGAAGAAGATGGGATCTTGGGTACTCAAGAACAGCAGAAATGTTGAGAGAAAAATGTGGTTGTGAAGACAAGAGGATAGGTAAGAACAAATTGTCTGTCTATGTTGTAAAAGAATTCGAAGTCAAAGACAACGAATATAAACAAAAACAATTAAAAGAGGAGACACCATACTAATGACTGAAATAAATTTTAACGAACTCACAACAATACCACCTTCAATGGGAGGTCAAATAAATTTACCAAAACAATTAGATTTTTTAGGAGATAAAAAACCATACATTGTGTATGAAAAAGAATATCAAACTAAAAAGAAATCAAAAAAATATGGAGATGGTGCAAGAGAGGCATTTACTAAAATTAGGCAAACAATGAATAAAGGATACTTAGATCAGTATCACTGCACTAATATTATAAATTTAATGGATAGATATTATAGAAAACCTGATAGGTGGAGAGAGTATAGACCCCATATTGTTTGCATAGAATATGCCGAGGGAGAAAAATGGGGTGAAGATACTTTTTATTTTCATTTAAATAAAAATTTTAGTGGTTGTTTTCGCCCATACATATCTAATCCATCTGTCATTAATGGACCTGTTTGTTTTAGCTCGCCTAAAATTCATGACGATGCTTCTGATAGAAATTTTGTAATGAACATGTTTAGAAGATCTATAGAAGATCAAATAATAGATTTTAAATATTATGAAAATGATGGTCAATCAGGTGTTCATGAGGTTCACCACAAAGATACTACTTTTATAAATTTAATGTTAGGCTTTGCAGATCAAGTTATGAAAATACACTCTAGAATAGATTTTGAAAGTTATATTAGGCCTTTTGGAAAATATTATCCTAGTGATGGGGCAAGATTTGATAAAGACAACATTAAAGGTATGGCTATATGTGAAGCTTTTAGAGAGTATCATAAAAAAAATGCTAAATTAGAGTTAATAATTAAAGGAGATCATAGGCAAGAAACCTCTGAAGAAATTAAATTTAATACACGTTTAAGAAATATGATTAAGGATTCTGAAAACAAATGAAAACAATAGTATTAGGACCACCTGGAACAGGTAAAACTACAACTTTGTTAAACAAAGTAGATGATTACTTAAAAGAAACAGATCCTGATAGAGTAGGATACTTTGCCTTTACACAGAAAGCTGCACATGAAGCGAGAGACAGAGCTATAAAAAAATTTAATTTAACAGAGGATGATCTACCATATTTTAGAACACTGCACTCTTTAGCATTTAGAAGACTTGGTATTAAAAAAGAAGATGTTATGCAACGAAGACATTATCAAGACTTTGGCAAAAAAATAAAAGAAGAAATAAAATATGCAGACTATGAAAATGATCACAATGGTATCTTTACAACAGACAGTGAATACTTGCGTGTAATTAATCTTGCAAAATTAAAAGAGATAACACCTATACAACAATATAATCTACAAGAACACAATCAAGAATTAGATAAAGATAAATTAATAATCATTTCTAATGAACTAGAAAGGTACAAACGAGAGCATAATCTTATTGACTTCAATGACATGATTACGCAGTTTACAAAATCAGACGCCGCTGTACCAAAGTTTGACGTTGTGTTTATAGATGAAGCACAAGATTTGTCTAAAATGCAATGGCACATGGCTAAAACTATTTGGCAAAAGACAACAGATTCTTTTATTGCAGGTGATGATGACCAAGCAATATTTAGATGGGCAGGAGCGGACGTAGATTCTTTCATAGCACAGGAAGGACAAATGCTACCTTTGCAGCAGTCTTACAGGATTCCTGCGAAGGTGCATGGGTTAGCTATGGGCATAATAAATAAAATTAAAACAAGGATAGATAAAACTTGGCAACCAAAGACACACCAAGGATCACTATCTAGATACTATAACTTTGAAGAAATAAATATGTCATCAGGTGACTGGCTAGTATTAGCTAGAACTAAATACATGTTAGATAACCTGGAGGAGGATTTATATTTAAAAGGTTACTATTATCAAAATAAATTTAGAAAACAAAGAGAACATGATTTACATTTGGCAGCTATAGATTGGGAACATTTGCGTCAGGGACAATTATTAAAGCATGATCAAATAGAAAAAATATCTTCTTACACAAACTTATGGGACAAACAAAAAATTAAAGGTATGGTCAAAGATTCTTTTTATGGCATTGATCAATTAAAAAAAGATTATGGTCTAAAAACAGATGATGTTTGGTACACAGCTTTTAACGCTGCACCAAGTAGAGATATAAACTATTTAAGAAAGATGAGAAAGAATGGAGAGAAGTTAAACGAGGCACCACGAATAACTTTATCTACAATACATGGTGCAAAGGGTGGTGAGTGTGAGAATGTTGTGTTGCTTACAGATCTAAGTTTAAACACAATGAAGTCATACGAACAAAACCCAGATGACGAGAATAGATTGTTCTACGTTGGTGCAACAAGGACCAAGGAACATTTACATATCATAGAACCAAAACAAAAATACAAAGGATATAACCTATGACAAACAAAGAATTGTTTAAAGGTACAACGTATGACTCTTTAGAAAAACAGGTAGGTGGTAAACACTATCGTAACATGAAGATTCAACCTGCACACTTTATAAACGAAAACAAATTGCTTTTTGCAGAGGGCAATGCTATAAAATATATTTGTAGACATCAAATAAAAGGGAAGGAAGAAGATATTAAGAAAGCAATACACTATTTAGAAATGATATTGGAAAGAGATTACTCATGATACAGAAACCTATGTTCTCACCGCAGGTAGAATGGTTACCACCTGAAGAGTTTAAAGATCTATCAAAGTATGATGAGATAGCA